GGGCGCAGCGAGAAGTTGACGGTCGGATTCCAGTCATCACAGCCCATTTTTGGCTGCAATACGTTCGTCGGACGGCTGAGGTGCGTCATGCGAAACTTCGTCACGCCTATTTCAAACTTATAGACGCTGAGGTTGCGCTGAAACACGTTGTCGTAGTTGAACGCCGGTTCCAACACAAGCGCGTTGGCATCGTGGGTGTCCAAATCGAGCAGGATGATAGGTTCCATGCTTTGTGTTTATTTGCTTGGTGAAGTAGTAGTTGTGTCGGTCGGGTCGGGAATATGACAGCCCCTTTAGCCTTTCTTGCGGGAAGGCGGCTTGAGGCCGGTTACTTTCTCGTACTGCTCGGCGGTGATGTACCCCTTTGCAAACGAGTCGTTGGCGATTTTGAGTTGCCCCTCGTTGGGCTTGCCGCTATTGCCCGCGCCTTCGGTTTTGGGCTTGAGCGGCGGCTTGCCGTTGGTCGGAGCAGTTGCAGACCCGCCTTTTTTCAGGGCGGCGAACTCGGCCTGCAGGTCGGTGAACCGCTGGTTGAGCGCGGCGTATTCATCCTCTTCTTCTTCGTCGTCACCTTCCTCTTCATCGCCTTCGCCTTCGCCTTTTTTGGCGGCTGGCTTTTTGGCTTCTGCCGGCTTGATGTTGAGCGCGGTAGCGATTTTCGCTTTCTCGTCGGGAGTGGCTTTGTCAACCAGCGCAACGAGGCTTTCCATCGTCAGCGCCGTTGGTTTCACTTTCGCAACTTCGGCCTTCACCGCCTCGGTGATAGCGTCGTTTTGCAGTTCACCCGCCAAATCCTCATCGTCTGCGAGGTCTTGAGCGAGTTCCTCAACATCGGCGTTTTTCGCCAGGGCTTTGTTTTCGCTGAGGAAGTTGAGGATGCTTTTGAAAAAGTCTTTGCCGAACATGGTGTTGGTAGATTTGCGTGTGAATTTGCGGATGTCCGCTGAGTTTGCAGGTCGCAGCCCCTTTTCGAGCGCGGCGAGCGCGGCAACCCGGTAGGAACTGGTATAATTGAAGGCAGTCTCCACCGTGTCCGGCTGTTGGGTGCCGGTGGTGGGAAGCAAAAAGTCAACTTCTATGGAGTCCACAACCTTGTCAACGAAGCCAAGGGCAAGCGCCTCGGTCGGCTCAAACCACGTTTCGGCTTCCATCAGGTCGTGCAGTGCGCTGTCGCTCATGCCCGTCTTGCGCTTGTAGGTAGCGACGATGACGTTCTCAAATTTGTCGAGCACGTCAGCAATGGTGCGCAGTTCGTCCGATTCGCCCCAGGTGCCCCACTGCGGACGGTGGATCATGTAGAGGCACTGATTGGACATGATCACTTCATCGGCGGCGCAGGAAACGATGGTGGCGGCGCTGGCGCAGAGGCCCACGAGGTAAGCCGTCACTTTTGCCGGGTGGCCTTTCAGCATGTCGTGCATGGTGAAGGCTTCGGTAATCTCGCCGCCCGGCGAAGAAATAAACACATTGATTTGGGAAACGCGCTGATCTTTGAGCGCCCAATAGACATCGCGGCTGTTGACGCCCCACCATTCGGAGATTTCCCCGAATATCATGATGTTGATGGTGCCACCGGCAAGGTTCATCGCAGGTGCGATGTCCACCGCTTTACCGGCGCGGTTGGTGGCGACTATGGCCTTGTTCCCGAAAATGAATTTCCTCGGCATAGCGCAAAGGTGAAACAACACCCGTGCCGTTGCGCCGCTTTTGTCTCACTTGTGAGAACCTATTTGAAATTGTACCGCAAATAACGGGCGAACAAAATCGCCGAAACCCAGACGGTGAGGTTGGAAAACCCGGTCGGTATGTACGATGCAAGCGGGTCTCCGAGCAGCACCCGGATATGGTGCAAAGAGTTGAGGCACAGCGTAACGAGAAACGCCCACTCGAAACGAACCAGGAGCGGATGCGCATCGTCGCGGGATGTGGCGCGCATCGAGCAGTACAGGTAAACGAGCGCCGCAATGCAGCCGGTGAGGTTAACTATTGTCAGGAGTTTTGTCAGCATCGGATGGCTTTTGGCTGCGAAGTTCTTGAAAAAAACCAAGCGGGTTGGTCATTTTTTTTGCCAGCCAGTCAATCGTCTCCTTCGCGCACAGGGCCGATATGCCAACAATGAGGTCGCCCCAATGGTTGAGCGACTCGAAGTTGGACACTACGATGCCGGACACAAGGCCTATGCAAAGCGAGGCGATGAAGGTAGCAGCGCGGGATTTGAAATCATTGCCGGACATGAACAAAACGCGGGAGAGTGCGCTCAGGAGGGCTACGGCAGACGAGTCAATAATTTGATTTAGGTGTTGCAAGAGTTTTGGCATCGCGTTGAGGTTCATCGTAAACCGATTCCCGGTCGGCGGCGGCTGGAAACCAACGGTACATCGTCGGTTTGGATACGCCGAGGGCAAGCCCTATGTGCCGGATCATCAAGCCCCTGTCGCGATTGAGTTGCAGTACGTGGTAATCAAACAAATGCAGTGCCAAGATGCGGTTTATTTCATGCTCCGACATCAGTTTGATGACACGGATGCAGGTTGTTTCACAGACATAATCCTGAAACAACAGATTCTTTTCGAGCCGCGTGGCCGTGCGGCCCTCTTGTATGATAACATTCAGGTTGACTCTTGCCATAAAATAGGGGTAAAAGCCTTTACGATTTTCATGCTGTCCGGACAGGCAGAGCACAGTTTTTTGGCAGTCACGCCGTATTCATTCCAGATTTTCACGAGCCAAAGCCACTCCGAATTGTCGTAGGCCGCGCGCACCTCGGCCCGCACTTCGAATGCGATGCGGTACAGGTGGACATCCTTCTCCGAGTGATTGACTACGGTCATAGGTTGCGCGTTTGTTTCACGGTTTGTGCGGTCGTGCCCTTTTCCAGCGTTTCCAGCGGGTCGTTCACCACCTGGATATTGTCAATGCGGTTGTTGGTAGCCTCAGCCATCAGGATGGCGCTTTGAGCGACCTGCAGCACAGCGTCCAAATCCGAACGGCTGGCAGCCTCGACAACGATTTGATTTTGTGCCGATACCTGCGGCGCTTCGAGCGGTCGCACATCGAGCGGCGAAGGCGCTATGCCGCCTGCTGCAAATTTCTTGCCCCAGTTGTTCGCCGAGTTGATTCGGGATGCCAGTTCGCGGCGCTTGCGGCTGAACTGGTTAGGCTTGTCACTGATCCTGAGCAGCGTTTCCCTGTAGGCTTTCGTGCTTTTTTTGTTGATGATGTAGGTCTCCTTGCCATTTCGCAGGTGGTATTCGCCGCCTTGAAACTCCACAAGTCGGTTGTTATAGATGGCCTTGACACCACCTTCAGCGTGTGACCTTCCTTTGATTTCCCCCGAGCCGCGCGGTATCGAGCCGCCATCGACACGCTGGATAGATTGCTCCGTGGGTATGGCGCCGCCGTACTCGAACTTTTGCAGCAGGACTTGCGCTGCGTTGAACGATGAGCGGATAATGGCCGCCGCTGCCTGGGCAGCATAGATGCCACCGGCTGTGAAGATGCCGAAAGGACCGGTCGCAGCCCCGGCCTGTACCGCTGCCAAGGCGATGGCCGACAACTCCTTTCGAAGATTGATAGCGATTTCAGCCAAGGCCAGCACTTTGAGGATGGCTCCGTACTTGCGGCGGTTCTCCACGTCCTGGGCAAGCAGGCGCGACACGCCGCCAATAAACTCGCTGATAGAGTCAAGTTGCGCGTTTTGCAGGGCATTGAGTTGCTCAGCTGTGCGCATGGCCGAATCAATTTTCTGCTGGTCAGTGCTCTTTTGCAGTTCCAAAGACTGATTCGCCAACTCCACCTCCGTATCGAGGATTTGTTGCGAGGCGTCCTGAACGATGATAGCCTGCTCTTCCCTGAACTCGCGCTCGGCATCAAGGCGCTCCTGATTCGCTGCGGCAGTGACTTCCTGCGTGGCCGTGTCGAACGTCGGCTGATCAATGGCACCGCTTTCCAGTTGGCCCTGCAGCGCAGCCTTACGCGCTTCCTCCTGTTGCAGGATTTGTGCAAGTTCCTGCTGGAAACCTGCCTCAAGCGCCCGCAGTTGTTCCTGCTGCTGCTGGACAATGAGGTTCTTTTCTGCGACCGCCGACTGGTTGCGAATCTCGAATATGGCGCGCTCGCGCTGGATTTCCAGAATTTCGGACCGCTCGTTGAACTCTTCCTGTGTGAGCAGTCCTTGTTTGCGCTGCTCTTCTATCCGCTGTTGTTCGAGGATAAAGAATCCTTCGGTCTTTGTCTCGTCAATCCGGTTGAGGTTGCGGATGATATCCAACTGCCGGCCTGCGCTGTTGGCCGCGTTCTGTGCCTGTATCTCGGCAGCCGCTTGCTGAAATGCCTGGATTTCACGCAGCGCCCGCGCCTGCGCATCGGAGCGTTCCGTTTCGATGTCGGCAATAGTTTGCTTCAACTTCTCTTTGAGAAGATTGGCCTGTATGGTAATCTGCTCGGGCGTGCCGACCAGTGCCGATATTGCGTTGGCTGTTTCGTTTTTCGCCAACTGGATCCGCCCGTCAAACGTGCGCTTGATAAGGTCCTGTTGTAATTTGTAGATGTTTTCGGCGGCTGTTTTTTCATCTTTGGCCCGTTGCTCTGCGAGTTCCTTTAATCGTTTGTCCAACTTTTCCCGGCGCTCAATTTCCTCCTTGGCTGCGTCGGTATCGAGCGCCTTGAGTTCGTCAATACTGAGTTTGCGCAGGTTTACTATTTCCTGTTTGCGTTTCTCTGCCTGCTCAGCAAGTACCTCGCTGGCCGCCGATGCCGCAATTTCTTCTGTGCCAACATTACGCAGTGAGAATGCGTCATTAAACACCTTCTCAATTTCAGATGCCGCCTTTGTTCCATCTTCAATCATTTTGCCATAGAAGGCATCAGCACGCTTGAAGGCTTCGCGCTCGGCGTCATCGCTAATAAAAGTAGTTCGGCCAACCAGCCGGTTCAGGCCCAGCGGATCCTCACCGATCGTACCGATATCCTCAACCGATACCTTGCCGCGCTGACGTAACTGCTGCCTGGCTATTGTTGCCTCAGCAACCTTTGCCAGTTCTTCGTCCTGCGCTGCTGCCTTCTTGCGCTCGGCGATACTTCGAATAATTTCATCTGTCAACCGTTTTTGTAAATCGGTCAGTTGCGACACAGAAAGTTTTTCCAAATCCATCCCGCGCAGGTATTCCGGGTAGGCTTCCTTCAATGCCTTAATTGCATCTGCCCGCTGCTTGGTGGACGATGCAGCACTTTTTAAAATCTCGATGTTCTTGTTGAGCACCGACGCTTCTTTAGCCGCTTCCTGTGCGATTTCCTTCTGTGCTTCGCTCAATTTCTCTGCGGCTTTGGTAGCCGCATCGGTGGACGTTGTGAGTGCCTGATACGCCTTGACCGCTGCGTACACCACAGCGATAATGGCAAGTAGCGGGAACGCTTTGGTAATAGCATTCAGGATGCCTTGAGCCAGGGCCTGCCGTTTGGTGGCGTCAGTGAGCAGTAGAAACGCCGCGGACTGTTTGATGCTGGCCACCGTTGCAATGACGGCTTGGCGGTTGAAGGCCAATACTGCCAGCGCCAGAGCCGCAAACTCTTCGCGGTTGTCTGAAAGAAGTTTTGGCAAACCAGCCAGCACATTGATAAACCCGGATACCAGGTCAATGCCGGATGCAAGGAAGTCCTGCAGGTCGGTATTGACCGTGAGGTTCACAATGGAGTTGCGCAGTTTGGCGATGGACGCGCCAAACGTTTCGTTCTTTTTCTCAAACTCCTGCTGCACAGACGACGTATCTTCGAGAGCTACACCGGCCTCCGTGACGCGCTGTGTCAACAGGTCGAAGTTCTGGCCCAACTTACCAAAGACTTCGAGTTCGCGGCTTCCTTTGATTCCCAGTTCGCCCAGCAGTTTGATAAACTCCGTGTTCTTTTCGCTGCTCTCCTGGGCACCCTTCGTGACCAACCCGAAGGCAGACACAATATCATCCTCAACCAGTTTGCGGAATTCGGCAGCGCCCTTGCCTGCGATGGCAGCGAATTTATCCGGGGCTTCACCGATACGGAAAAGGGTTTTCTGCACGGCGGTCGCGCCGCGCTCAGCCGATACGCCCAACTCATCAAGCGTGGCGCTCAGGCCAAACAGCGAGGCCTTGCCCACATCCAGCGGCCCGGCGATACCGGACAGCCGGTTGACAAAATCCGCGATGGCCGGTGCTGTGGCATTGCCGGAAGCCGACAAGAAGTTCAGGGCATTGCCGATTTGGAGAATATCCTTGCCTACATCGTCCGTCTTCAGGCCCGGTATGACGTTGCGCAGCGTAGCCACCGACTTGGTGACTTCCTCCACGGAGCCGCCAAACTCGTCTTTGAGCGCGACGGTAACGATGTCGGTAGCCTCTGCAAAACTCCGCAGGTCTTTTTCGGCCACGCCCAACTGACCGCCTATTTCCGCTATTTGGAGTTGTTCTACCAAAGAGGTGCGGGTATCCCGAAACTTCAACTCTTCCTGTAGTTTGCGGATGGAAGGTATAGAGGCATTGGCTGTCTTTGCCACGTTCGCCACTTCGTCACTGGCCCGGGCGTTGGCGTCAATGAATTCAGTTATACCAACAGTCAGGCCGATGATAGGCGCAAGTCGCTGGGTAACACCAATAAAGCCGTCAAACGCACTGGCGTAGTTGCCAACATTGCGCGTATAGACGCCCATGTTCTTGTCAATCTGTTTGAGTTGCCCGTCCAGTACCTGGATGTTTTTCAAAATGGGGTCACCTACACCGGCCTTTATCTGCGCTTCGCCCAGCAACTTGTACTGTGCCCGAAGTTGCTGCAACTGTAATTCCAAATCCCGGTATGACCCTGCTGCCACCTGCGTTCGCTCGAATGCCACCTGCTGCTTTCGGATTTCATCATTCAACAACTTCTGCTCACCCTTCGCCTGGGCGATTTTCTTGATGAGGTCATTGTACACATCCGACCCCTGCTCAGCGCCTTGCAACTCTTTGCGCAGCTGGGCCACGCTTTTGCGCGTCTGCTCGATTTCTTCCCGCAGTCGCCTTTGCTGTCCTTCCAGCCTGCCGGTATCACCTGTTCCCGTGCCGTTTTGAGCGGCGACAAGCCGACGAGAGACCGATTCCAGTTCCTCGGTCATTGACTTCAACTTTCGCGTGAGCACGTCCAGCGCCTTCGACTTTTCGTTGATGTCTTTGAGTATCTGGCCGGACTTGTCCAGCGTGGCGTTCACTTCATTGAGTTGGGCAAGTACCTCTTGCTCACCCTTGAGTTGCAGCCGTAGCGATATGACTCTTTCAGAACCCATTTTTATTCGGTATTGTCTTCTGGTGCGATGTCAGGTACAATTGGGTCAAGGTCTGGATCGTCGTAAGTCACGACGTCCATGTCTTCTTTTTTCGGGGCCACATACTTGATGAACGTGCCGTCACACTCATCACCAAGCAAAGCCTTGTAGTTTGCCAGTTCGAGTAGAATCCATATCGACTCATTGGAATCGAACGGCAGCCGCGCCATGTGGCGGTAACTCAGCGCCGCTATCGTTGGCAGTGGCATATTGATTACCCCCTTGAGTTGTTGCCCTTCCTTGATAATGGAAATGTAGTTGGGATAAAACGATGACACCAAGCCCCGGATATTGCGAGCCGTGTCTTTTGCTTCGAGGTCGGCGTAAGCCACGTCTGTATCCCAATCGGCCAGCGCCGGGCCGCCGCCCATGTCCTGCCATTTTTGCTGCGTGACCCACGGCGCGCGGGCGCCCTCGCTGTAATATGTTGTTTCACTGTCGTCGTAGTGGAATGCGAACGACAGTGCGTCAGGGAACATGATGCCACATTTAGGGCTCGTCTCGTAAGTAGGCATTTCTTCTCGCTTCTCCGCTTCGCCGGGAGGAGTCCATATCATGCCGGGGAGTTTGTCGCCGCGCTTGTACGATGAGGGCAACAGCAGTGGTAAATAGGAATCTTCGCGCAACTGAATGTCGCTGGGCTTACCTTGGTACAGCGTGGTAAAGTATGGGTTGGGAGAATTGAGACCCTTCACGCCCCGGTCAAACAGTTCAATGTCGCAGTAGTACGGCGGCTGCTTTTTCTGGTCTGAACGCTGCAACTCAGCCAGCGTAGCCTTTTCCATCGGGTCGCTGCTGTCGTCCTTGTAGCCCATGCGCAGCGATTCCCCCAATGGGGAGACATACTCAACCTCTACCTGCTCAGCGTCAATTTCGTAGGTCTTTAGTGGATAGTCGCGCCTGTAAAAGCCTTTGCGGACAACCGGTACCCCATCCTCAATGAGTGTATAGTCGAACCTTGGCTCAACAAATACCCGGCGTGTCACATCGTCCACCTGCCATGCAAGGTTGAATTGGTGCGAGATACCGCGCAGGAATGCTTTCTGGTCTTCGTCTGGCAAGCAGGAAGACAGGGCAACGTCGGAGCCTATAAATGGCTTGTTCAGCATGGTTGCAGAAACAAACGTGTGCCTTATTCTGGACCTGACACCTACGCCGCTTACGATTACAGTCCCATATAGGTACATGAAAACCTCGTCGTTGGCCTCTACCAAGTACTCGAACTCAACGGTCACGCCCGGTGCGCCGTCAGCAGATATACCGACCTGGTATTTCTTGTCAATCACATTTACCGACGACCGCACAACAAACACCTGCAACTCGCTCGCGTCCTGCGTATTCACGCGAACCCTGAATTTCCAAATCCCGGTTACAGGAATTTGGAGCCATTGTACATACTCGTCGTTCACAACATTTGTCGGAGAGCCGGGAAAGGAGGGCGGCGAGGGGTCGAGTTGTGGCTCTCCGTTATTGTGGTACATACTGTGCGGGTCGTCATCTGGATCAAACAGTAGTGTTATGTGCGCAGTACCAAGGGCGATGGCCAAGGTTGTGGATGCCCCAAAACTACCCTTAAAATAATAGCCCGACACATCAAAATCGATCTTCCATTGGTCACCCACGCCGAACAGGTGAACATTCCGGCGAAAGAAGTAGGTGTCAAAGAACTCAGATACAATCGTATATCCCTGTGACAGAAATATAGCATCCACGATGGGCCTGTATCCCACCGATGGCCGGAAGTCCTTGATGTCGAATGTGCCGGTGCCGCGCTCCGTGCCATAGACCGCAGGACACCACCACGCTTTGTAGATGGAAAAGTCTGTGTCGTTCCAATTGGCAAGCGTTTCGGTAAATGTCCAAGTTATAGCGCCAAGGCCATCAAGGTCGCGCAGCGACTTGCCTTCCAGTTTTTCCCAAAGGCTCAACCCGTCTCCCAGGAGTTCGACCAAGTGCGAAGCCGCAGCGCCTGATTTCTTCGAGGCTTTTTTAAGAATGCCCGGCCCGGCAAACAGCATTATTCCGTTCACCACGAGTTTGACGCTCACACGGGTAGCGCCGCGCCCCAGCGCGCTTTGCTGCATCAGGCTTTGCAGTTTGGGCTGGTTGTTGGGCGTATCGGGTATGGCCAGCGATTTGAGCACGTTATCAACCTCAGCGCCATCGGCGCCGACAATCTCCAAGAACTTGTCCGTCCGCTTTCGGAGACTGGCCGGAATTGACTTCAACTCGTTGTAGTCAATCGTCTGGTTGTTGATATAGAGTTCTACTTGTCTCACACGCGCTGGCTGAATCGCTGTTTAGAATAAATACAGGTAAATACAAACCTCCTTTCGGCTATGTCGAATTCGTCCGTTTGCACGACGATGGGGTAAAACCGCGTCGGTGCCCCCGGCTGATCAGCGGGTTCTTTTTCGATAAAGGCAAACGGTGTCATCGCTAATTCTTGCAGCCAGACGGCTTGCCGGTCGGTGAAGCCCGCTATTTCAACTTCAAAGCCTTTGTCGCCGCGCACCTGCCCGCGCATCCGGACGTGCGTTCGTGTGATGGGCGACGACCCCGATATGAAATCATCCGGCAGTTTCTTTTCATAGGGGTCGTCAATGAGTTTCAAACTATCGCCCGCCTGCGATGTGACCGGAAAGAAGTCCCACACACCAAAGCGATTCAGGAAATGAATCCGATAGGTGATGCAGATAGTGGCCTCCCAGTTGACGTAGTATTTGCGCATCTCCGTAATCTGGTCGGTCGTACCTGCCTCAGCGCCAAAGACTTCGTAAAACTTCACCGTTTCATTTTCCAGCCCCATGTCCGGGCCGCCGCCGATAATGTGTTCTTCATCCCACGCCATATTGAGCATGTTGAGTCCACCGACGCCCAGCCGCAAAATCCGGTTATCCGTATCGGGCGGGATGATGCGGCCCCATGAGCGCAGCAGCCCGAATAATCCACCGGCGCGGAAGTTCACGATCCAGGTCATCTCGATATCATCCCGGTTGTACATGTACAGGTACTCGTTCGTGAACAGGTCGGTGGATTGGCGCAGCGGCTTGGAGGTCAGGAACCTCCTATTGCCGTTTGCAAAAAAGTCCTGCATAGATGGCTCCTCCTCCTCGATGCGAACAGCGTTTATAACCCTGTATGCCAGTGTGGTAACGGTGCTTTCGTTTTGCCGCACAAGCAGGTTGTCGGCATCCGCTATCCACGAAGTGATGTCGCATTGTATTTCGGCGACATGCGGTGAGGTATAGGTGGCCGCCGCACCAGAACCGCCGTCTGCCCCGTAGAGCGGCAGCAAATCGCGTGGTATGAATATCTGCTGAACCACTTCCCGGACATCAAACTTGAAAGTGCAGGTGTCGGTGCCGCTGGCGCTGGACACTTCGATGGCTTCATAGTAGAGCGTTTCCAGCGTGACCCCTTCATTTTTCACCACGACTTCCAGCGCGGCGGGCGGCTGGCCGGTCGTAACCGTCTCCGTGACGATGAACGTCTGCGAGACATAAGCAGCGTAAAGGAGGCCGCCTACCGGGGCATCTACCAGGATCAGTGCCATTTGTGTTTACTTGTGTTGGTGACATTCGTTGGATTCTCATGCCCTGACACGAGAGTTCAACGAACGTCAGTTTTTGGAAAAACTAATGTAAGGAGCGTTGGCCCGCGCTGTTTGTTCCAGCATCGCGTCAAACGCATCCTCGATATAATCACCTGCAATCAACTCCACATCTTCCTGCCATTGGACATTGTACCGGTTGTAGATATAGTCTATCCACATGGTACGCCGTCCGTTGGACGTAAAGCGGTAACTGCCGGCAGTGGGTATTCCTTCCTTTTTCATCGTCGTAGCCATCGCAAAAGCGATGCTGCGCACGGTCTTTTCCAGTCCACCGGCGATTCCCTTGAGTCGGATCCAGCCCATCAGCGCCTCGATGAACTTGGATGTCTTGGCTCCGCTGCCCCTCGAATAGGGCACACGCTCGGGGGAAAGTCCGGTGTTGACAATAATGCCGTAATCCAGGTGCGACAACTCCAAATCAATGGCGTTCATCATCGCCTTTACTTTGGCCACCACCGACGCAATAAGCCTGCCAGTGGCGCGGTGCCCCTGGTCTTCGAGTTCCTGAATAAAGAGAGCAGCCATATCAAAAGCAAACTCATCATATCTTTTCAGGAATGTTTGTCTGGCTTGTTGCAGCGTCATTTGTCATACAGCCATTTTTCTGCCGGCGTCACAAGAACACCGTCGCCATCGTACACGTAGTTGAACTCCACATCTGGGGGGCAATAGTCGGTTTCGAGATAGAGATTAGTAATCAGGATTACCGTGTTATCCGACCCTTGGTAAATCACGTCGCCATCGGTTTCGGCATTGCCTACCAGTAGTTGGCTCAGCGTTTCAATTTCCTCGAACGTGCCGCCGTGCGCTTTCACCCATGGCGCGTCGTGCCAACCATCGGCATAAGAGCCGGACAGGATTTCGAGTTTCTTCCAGTTGCGCAGCGACCGCAGGAAGCGCAGGGCGATGAGCCGGATGTCGCGGCCAACTTCCTCGACCGCGCGGTTCATGCTGTACTGGTCGGAATATGACGTACCCTCGTGCGGCAACTGGTCAATCACAAAGAAGTTGATTTTGTGCCGCTGCTTGACCGCGCCGCCGCCGATGGGGTGAAAGAACCGCATAGTATCCTCAGCGACCCCGACCAGCGGGTATTCTATCTTGATGCCTTCGCGGTACTGGTTGGCATCGTAGCCCCGGATATACAGGAAAGGAGGTTTGGCCGCGCCGATGGCTTTATTCAGGTTGTCGGCTTCGAGCTCGCGCAGGGAGCGCAGCACGGCGAAGGTGTTGGGCCGCTTGGCTACATACTCATGTGCCTCAGCGTTGGGATAAGTTGCAGGCCAGGCCTTGACCATCGCGCTGCATATCCCGTAAAACTCGGTAGGGTCGGTCATGTTTTTTCTGCTTTATCGTCGGCAAGCAGGTGTCTTTGCTTTCCGACCCATATCATAGCCTCGTAAAAGTTCGAGGCCAAAGCGCCTTCCATTTTGGTCAAATCGGGCCTGCCGAACCGGTCACCCTCTGCAATCGTGTCGAGCACTATGTACCAGCCCCAGACACTCCACTTTTGGTGCGCGTTTTTGAGCGCCCGCGCCTCGGAGACGTTGTTAATGAGGGTGTGGAACGCATACGCGATATACGGGTGACGGCCAAGCGAGTCTTTGAAGTTCGCAAAAAAAAAGCCATGTCGAGACAAACAGACATGGGCGCACTTGAAAACTCTTCTATCCGCCGCTCCACGAACTTGCGCCGGGCATTGTATTCCAGCGGCACTTGTTCGATTGCGCCGTCCTTCAAAATCCGGTGCGACAACACGGCCAGCAGCGCCACGTCAACGTGATACTTTCGGTCAGCAAGGATGTATTCACCGTTGTTGTCCTTCGCCGAATACACGTGCTCGATTTGCAGGGCCTCTATTGATTCGGCGGTTGTCAACTCCTGCCCCCACCACTCATGCCCCATATTGTCCACCAACTTTTGCGGCCAGATGTAGTTGTGGCCTTTCCACTCGAACGTCTGCCGCTCCTTTGGCTGGTAGCCGTTTATCATGGCGTCCAGTTCAAGGTACAGCGTGGCCAGCGCAGTTTTGCCGTCTGCTATCGGCGGAAACATCTTGAGCAGGTCGGCGGTCTTTGCATCCACCACGCAGGAAAGCAGGCTTGCGAGGGTGTAGAAAAACTCGCCCCAGGTTTCCTCTTCCCACGCTTTCATCAGTTCCATGCGCTTTGTCTCGTCGCTGCGCTCCAACTCCCTGAACCAGTCGGGCGCATCGTTCTTGCCGAGTTGGAAATCCGTCCATTGCCGCATCGTTATCTCGTCCGCGTTCGACGGAAAAGACAGTTCGCGCTTTGCTGAGCGCATCACTTCCTTGCCGTTCTCCACGGCGGCGGTGGCAATGGTGACCTCAAATACCTTCATCCTGGATACCCAACTTTTCCTTGATAAGTTGCTGGAGGTACGCGGCTTTCTGGTTTGGCTTCTTGCCTTGCTCCGGATCACCGCCGAGGGTTTTTATCATGCCGATAATGCCGCCTTCATGGTATGTCGAAACGACCACGTTGGGCGACATCTTCACGATTTTACGGTAGAGTTCGTTCACATCGTCCGTCTGCTCGTCAGTTGCCGCAGGTTGAGCAGTGCCGGTCGTCGAGCCTGCGGCCAAAATAGGGTCGGCAAATACTGCTTGTTCCGGTGGTACGCGGCTGAAGCGCGTGGCCGATGGCTGGTTTTGCACGGTGCCTTCGGAAGCGCCGCTGCGGTCACCTTTGGCGAGGCGTCCGCGCAGGGCAAGCGCCCGGTCGGTGTCCACCTCAGCCATTGCCCGCTGAAGGTAGAGTTTCACGGCCCGTGCCTTGTGGCTCGAACCTTCGAGTTGATGGGCGGCTTCAAAGGATTGTTCGAGTAGGGAAATCAATTCGTCCATGTCGTTATTGCTGGTTGATTTGTGACTGCATTTGTTTCATGGCTTCCATCTTTCTGAGCCATGTTGGGTCAATCGGCATCTGTGTACCCTCATTGACCCCAATATATGTGCCATTCTTCCAAAGGGACGGATATTGCCCCTGCATGGTGATGAGGTATTCCGGGAAAACCCGGAAGTATTCCACGATGCCGACGATGCCCTGGGCATAGTAGAACTTGCGCAATTTGAGGTTATGATTGAGGTTGCGCAGCGCGATGGATGGCACTTCGTACATCTGCCCGATTTCCACTGGCAGGACAAGCCCGCCCTTCTTGACTTCGAGCACCCCCTGATTGAGCAGGTCGGCCCCGCTGGTCATGTTGATGATGTTGTATTCTTCGCAGGTGGCCGGCAGTTTCTTGGCCATCGCCTTCAACTGTTCGGCAATGTCATCAGTCATTGAGTATTTTGGTTTGGGGATTCCGGGTTGGCCGTTGTTACTCATGTTGCAGTAGTTTGGGGCAAATGTAACATTTTCAACAAAAAAAGAGCCACGCTTTTGGCGCGGCCCCTTTTCATCTTTCACCGAACAGCGAGGATCATCCCTCGTCGCCGCTGTCCAGTGCGTTGATTTCTTCCTTCATGTCGTCAACCGCTACGGTCGTGTCCAGGTAATAGTCGCCAAACTCTTCGAGCACGGCTTCCACTTCCGCATCAGGGTGCGTGATGACCGCCTTGAGGCCTTCTTTGTAGGAAGCCAGTTGGTCTTCATCGAGGTCGTCAACGAACTGTCCAATGGGTTTGACGATTTTAACGATGCCGTCCGTGTAATCTCCGAGCGTGCTGTCGGGGTCTTTCTCTTTCAGTTTGAGCAGGGCAGCCTGGGACTTGCCGCCCAACATGAACGCTTTTTTGACGACGGCTTCCAGCGCGTCGTTCTCGAAATCAATCTGCTCAGCGATTGAATCATAAACGGTTTCTAATGTCATTGTAATTGTGGATTGGTGAATGATGTGTAAGCCGTGAAGGTATGGGTTGTCTCGAAAATTCGCGTGTTAATTTTAGATAAAAAAAGCGCCGGGAGTTTGCACTACCGACGCTAATAAACCCCAAAAAACCAAATGAAAACAATCTTTCGTTTGATGCACCACGGCCCGACCTCACTTGGGTCAACAAAGAGGCCGGGCGCAGCACGATAACGGTATCGTCAGCGGCCACCCGCTTTATGTCAACAACGGCACAAATATAGGTGAGGTTTTCAAATAAAAAATAGAAGTCCCTATTTTTTTTATTTTGAACTTCTCCGGCGCCGCTTCTTTCTCAGGTTGAATATTGAGCGCATGGTGAGCGCGTCAAAGTAGTCGGGCGAATATCCCAACTGCGATTTCACTTCGTCTTTGTCTGTCATCGTGAAGCGGTTGGAGGCATCGAAGCCGGTTTTTCGGTGCTTGTCAAACTCTTCGATGATGCGCTCCTGTACCATGTCATCGTCCACACTGAGGAAAGTTTGCCAGGTGTTGACCCGCTGCGCGAAGTGGTAAGCGCACTGGGTTTTCAGGTTTTTGAAAAGGACTTTCGTGCCGTCCTCTTCCTCCGGTTTGTCGCCACCGCGAAAGTCAATGGCCGACTTGAGCCAGCCCCGCAGGAAGTTTCCCATACCGGCGCTGTCGAAAGCGATGTTCGTGCCGGGCACACCATGCCGGTTTTTTATTTCCAGCATCTTGTCGAGCACCATTTTGCCGTCGCCTTTTTCATACACATAGAAGTGCGTGGCCCGCCAACCGTCCCACACCACCACTACAAACAGGTCACTTCCTTCCATTGCAATGTCAGCAGTCATATACCGCTCTCCACCGGCTGCATGGGTGTTGGAAAACATATCCTGCAGGGCGGTATAGTTGTACAATTCATCCTCGTTGACCGCCGCGTACCACCTACCCTTGAGTAGTTGCATGGCCGTTGTTTCGTCCTGGGCCAGCAAGTTGGCTTTGTACGACGGGTCTTTGTCGGTGAGCAGCGGATTGTCTGACAATGTGCCGCCTATGAATGTCAACGACTTGATAGAGTTCAGGTCGTAATCTTCGCGGTCGCCGGGCGAAATCTGGTCAATGACCTGCTGGGCGCTGTCACCCCAGATAAGGCGCTTCTTTACCCTTGTCACCCATCGAACGTGCCCGTCGCGCTGCGGTATCGGGTAGCCGCGCAGCCTTTCGTCCGGGTGGTCATCCGGCACAAGCCACCACTGGATCAGGTCTTTCACCCAGCCCCGGGACTGCGGGTTAGTCGTACAGCGCATATATGGCTTTACCCCGCAGGTCGAACGATTGCGGGTGAGCATGTACCAGAACTGGTTTTGAAGGAAGTGCGTCAACTCGTCGAAGCCGATGAGCGGTACCTGGGCGCCCTGCCATGCGTACATATCCTTTTCGTACTGCATGTGGCTGAACTTCACCCTTGCGCCCGATGGGAATATCCATGCGGCGCTGTGTTCGAGCGGGCGCGGGCGCAAAGGCTTATGCAAAGCGCCATAGAGTTGAACCGACGTGTCCCATAGACCGCCCTCGTTTCGCACCTGGGGCATGGTGCGGCGGAAATTCACGGAGCCGAAATTCGGGTTTCGCACATGCCGGGCGTTCTCCATCAACAGGGCGAAGGATTTGCCCGCGCCCGCCGCGCCGCCGCCGATGACAATATCTGCGGTTGAAGCGAGATACTTTTGCTGAAAACCGGGCTGGGGGCGACATTCACCGTTCATGCCGAATTATGTTTGGATGAATGGCTATGAAGGTTCAGGTTTATTCAATGCCTGTGGAGCCAAATTTCCTTCCGCTTGATAGGTATCGCCGCGTCCGTTGTCCGGCAGGTAGATTATTACCCCACCGGCTGCATCGTCACCGTTCGGATCGGTGAAGGCGACTTTTGATGTCGGCTTGCCGTATGCGCGGTCGTAGATGTCGCGCATCACCTTCGTATCCTTGTTCTTGATGGCATCAAGGATGCAGTTCGCGTGTAGTATTACGAATGAAGCCAGGTCTTTGCGCTTGACGATGATTTTCAACTCTTCGGGCGTCTGCTCGCAAAGCCAGCGCAAGACCTTAATCGTCATCTGCTTTTCAAACTCCGGCTCCACCTTGCCGCCTACAATCCCTTCGAGCACCTGCAACCTGGTCAACTTGGGCGGGGGGCCGCTGAGGTTGCGTCGTTCATCGAAGCCTTTTTTAAAGCCGTGCGGATTGTCGCCGGTCCTTAATTTGGGGTTTCCCCTGTTGCTGTCTTTCCGTTGTTTGGCCATAATCTCGTTTGCAGGCATTTGCAGATGTTGCTGCGGCAAAGGTAATTATGCCAGTGACAATCAAAAAACGCGCCTATTGCGCTTCCAGGGGCTTCCGGTTGATGATGATGGTGAGCGGCGAGCCGTCCGGCTTGTTGATGGGCGCGCCCATGGTCCAGTAGAAATGACCATTCACATCGAGGTAGGTATAGGTGCGGCCCTCGAACTGGCCGGTATAGCCGTAATGCCGGATGTATTGCACGACAAAAACAAAATCGTCATCGTTTGCCCAGTTTTTGCGGACGCTGTACTCATGCGGGTTATGGGGCATCGTCTTGGCGAATGTCCATGTCTGGGCTGCGAGGAGGGCGCTGACGCGCTCAAAGTCGGTCATGGCGATTGTGGTATAAAAAAAGCGGGCCGCGCTTTAGCAGTCCGCTCGGATTTCCCGTATATAATCTCATGAAAAGTTTGCACAAAGATAGTCGGTTTTTTGAGATGTGCAAGCACCTAACTGCCGCCTTTCGACAACGCTCCTGCCGTCGCGCTGCGTAAGGCTTGGAGTTACCAGCAATGCCAGAACCGACACCGCTAAAACAACCGTAATTGTGATTTAAAGTCATTAAAACGCTTTTCTTGTTTGTCATAATATTCTTGGTCTATTTCAAATCCTACAAAGTTGAACCCGCCTTTATACGCTGCAATCCTACTGCTTCCACTTCCTAAATGGGTGTCTAAAATCAAATCATTTGGCTTTGCATATTTCTGTAATATCCATTCGTATAATGCTACAGGCTTTTGTGTAGGGTGTATTTTTCTTTCTCCGCTATTCAACATTCCAAATCCTATCCATCCATAACTAAAAGACTTTAATGGTTTATTAAAACTTGTCCAAGCCAATTCTCCATCTGAAAAAGTCAAGTTTTCACCATTTGGTTTTTTGTCCCAATAAATCCACCCTTTAGTAGGTTGTAATAAGTCAGCAAAATAATTTCCTCCCCAAATGATTTGATTTTTAGATACTCGTTTCAATTCGGCAAAATATTCAATAGTCGGTCTATCTTTATCCCATTCTTTTATATCATAAAGTTTCTTACTGCTAAAGCCTTTATCGTTTCCTTTTTTGCCTATTATTTGGTCGTGTCCATCAAATCCAATTCCGTAAGGCGGGTCAACAATAGCCAAATCAAAATGGTTATCGTTAAAGCGTTTTAATGCCGTTACACAATCTTCCAAATAAACCTCCGATGTAGGCACTGCTGGTAACACGTGCTTTGCAAAAGCGGGGGTTTCCGTTTTTAAAGGAACATTATCGTTAAATATATCATTCATCTTTCTAATTAAATTTAGTGGTTAAAAGCCCCGCCTTCGCAAAGCCCGAAACCGTTAGCCAGCATAAATGAGTTTGCTCATGTGAGAAAACGGTTTCCAGTGAGTTGAGTTGCCCGCACGTTCTCGAACACGGGCGATTGAGGGTAGAGCGGAGCAATTATTTGACTGGCGCGGCGCCACAACTGGTAATAGGATAGCGACGGTTCTTTGGTGAGAGCATCCAAAACCGACGTGGTGAACACGCCGCCCCGGTCGTCTTCATAACTCACCTGAAAAATGTTGCTGGAGGAATAGGCGAACATCTTAGCGCGAATATTCCTTTTGTCGCCCTGCGTAGCTACAACCTTGGCCATCCGCTCTTCATATTCTATTCTTGAATCTCCACCAATTCTGTTTTTCCAAAGGTGTGTTGGGCAAAATCTGGAACGAGCGCCGTTGAACGGCTTTGAGGGCTGTTCGCCCCTGATAAACCTCCAGTTCGATTCGGCGAAACAACAGTCTGCCATCCAGATAATGGTCACGCCGGTTTTGAACTGTTTGAGCAAGTCGCGCAATTCGAAGTCCCAGAAAATGCGGTCATGCAGGCAGATGGCCGTTTGCCGCTTAACCTGACCGCCGCTGATTACATCATCGTAGGTGCCGTGCGACGAATCGCTTAGAAACAGGATGTCGTCTTTTTTCAGGCTCTTTTTCAGGTCAAGCAGCGCGGCGATCAGATTTGAGGCGGTTGCCTGGTCGTCGAGCATTTCAGTTGCCGTGAATTTTCGGGACTGTGCATAATCAGCGAGGCGTTGCGCGTCGTAAACGCACTGATTGAGGTCAACGCCGCGACCGTAGTATTCCGGGTCGTAGCGGTTTATTCCTATGTTGAACGAGACTTTTTTCATGGCACAATGTAGTGAGGGTTTTGAAAATAAAAAACGCCGAGGCCGCTGCATGGCCCCGGCGCTGCGTGCTTCGGTTTTTCAATTTCTTGTGAACACCCTGAACTGGCCATCCACGTCAATGTTGGTCGTGCCGGTTTCAGCGAACACTTTGACATATTGACCACCATCAATTTCCGCTACCCAAACGCCCGGCTCCAATTGAAATACCGATGCCTCGACAGGCTCGTTTTGCTGGCCGTTCATCTCTATGGTGACTTCGCCGCAATAGGCAAGAACAAACTCAGCATCTGCATGAGATACCCAAACAGATTGAGGCCCGACCACTACATTACTGGCTGTTCTGGGCCTTTCTGGTTCTGGCTTTTCGTAGCCTGTGGAAGCGGCCATGATTTCGGCACGGGCGGCGAAGTTTTCGGGGTTCTGGCACGCGCCCGTTGCGAGGGCTGCGGCAATGAGGAATACTGTTGTGATGTTGCGCATCGCTTTTCAATGAGTTTGGTGAACAAAATTTTTACATTGGGAGGTGTGGATTATGGGCAAAATCTATGCCCGTTTTTCTTTTCTGGCTTCGTACTTTCTGCGCACCCACCTGCCGAACTGCTCACCAAGCCACCCGGCGCCGAATGGCACGAGGAAAAGTGCCCAAAACAAAGCTTGGGCAAGTGGCGGCAACTGCTCGTAGGTAGTGCTGTCGCTCATTCTTTCAGGCTGTTGTAGCGGGCTTCGGATATGGCACGGCGGCCAAGCAGCATAGCAAATGATTTGATGCCGACCTCCCAGAGTTCCAGTTTTTCGTCGAGCGCGAACGACGCGCCGACGCCGATGCAGCCGAGACCAGTTGCGACCAAGCTTGCGTCGCGGGTAACGTGATAAGCGTCACGGTTCGAGGTGGTCCCGTGGTATCGGCTGTAATACTCAGCCTCGCCGCCCCACCATGCGCCCAGCGCAATAAGGCCGTACCCTGCTATCTCGCTGACAAAGCGGGCGGTTTTCTTTTGCTTGAACACCAACAGGTACTTGATGGGCTTTACAGTAGGCGGCGCATCGGTGCGGGACAACTGGTACAGTGAGGGCGGCAAGCCATCGCTCACGATGAATATCGTGTCGGCGAGTATGTTTTGCGGGTCAGTGAAAGTACCGCCCTTGAACTTAGAGTCGCTTTTTTGCGGTGCTGTTTCGATATGCAGCGTGACCTGCGCGGTAGCGGCGAAGGCGGACAGGGTAAGTAGGAAGGCAAACAAATGTTTCATGTTGAGATGAAAATTATGGTGAGCAATATGGTTGCGGCAATTGCGATGGCATACGGCAAACACTCCCCGTTGCCGCCGCGAGGGTCTTGGTCGGGTCGCGCTTTTTCGCGGCCGCCGATTGCTTTCAGTCCGGCCATAGTTGAATTAACCAGAAAAGGGTGAGCAGTATGGCGGCCAGCGCGAGCAGGATGAAAAGAACCGTGTCCCACTCAAGCCACCGCTTTTTTTTCGGCTTTTTGCTGGTGTCGGCGATATCCGCTTTCGGTCGCCTAAACCTCTTTGGCACCCGGTAGGGGTCGTACTGGGCCAGGGTCGTTTCTTTTACTCGGCGCGGGCGTACCATTATGGAAAAGGGGGCTTGACTATGAAGTGTATTTCGTCAGGTACGCCCATCTGATACGGAAACGGCATAAACCCAACCTCTGTGTGCGCTGAGCCACCGCCTTCGACTACAAGTGTAGTCTTAACGGTGTTATCCGGGTTTGGGATTGGCACCCGTATCGTGTAGCGCGGATCCATGCCGGCATATCTGACAGCGGCCACAACGAGCAAATTCTCGTAGCCATCCATAACTCTCCACCCGTTCAATACAATCGGCTCCGTAAGTGTTTCTTCCGTGTGAAACCCGGGGGTGCCTACGATGTGCGCGAGTGCATTGGCCACGCGGACACGCAGGTGACGAGGCAGGAAAACAAACACTTCCGAATCGTTTTTGTCCCGGAAATATTTGAAGTGTTCTGGGACGTTTTTCAGCGTCGCCTCAACCCAAAGGAGGATTGATTCGTTGATTTCTTTTTCGGCTTTGTCCATCATGGCATTCACGCTTATAAAAATAATTTTGAAAGACTGTCCGCTATCTCAACGTGGTCTTTTTCTGTTTTTTCGAGTTCGCTGACACGCTTGTTCGCCTTGATGTATTTGGCAATATGTTCCAGCGCATCGGCCTTTGCGTTCAGAACTTTCGAATGGTATTGGTTCCATTGTCGGTTCAGCACTGCCGCCGCGTCGTAGAGGTCAGCCTGCCGCCGCGTTTGCTTCGCCGCTTCGAGCAAGTAGTCGTCATCCAGTTTGAATGCCCACTGGTTCATGATTGTCAGATAAAGCGCCTGCTCTTCGCTCTTTTGGATAGTTGGGCATTCTACGGGTTCAATAGCCGGGATGTTGCTGTGGTGTGCGCTCATTCAGTACGTCTGTTTGAAACCGATTCCAAATGAGTTGCCAGTTGGTTTCGGCAGTGTGATTGTACAGCCATTGCTCATGCGTAGGCCGGTTATGCCCGGGGTATAGCATATCGTGGAAGCGCGAACGCCACCAATCCTCACAGCGCGTGACATAAGGCCCTGTCATGCCAACCCCTTTCGCCATCAGGTCGAACGCCACCGTTTTGAAGCGGCTGTACACTTCATCTTCGATGGCCTGCGGCGCGATGGTAAACAGGTTGAGCGGCTGTGCTTTGCGGCGACTGCCGCGCGATGGCGTGAATCTCATACTGTGCGATTTATATCGGTCAGGTATTTTGAGTTGACCCATTCTTGCTCACCAACCACAACCCAATCACCAACCTGTTTATCCCGGAATGCCACGACCCGCTCACCCTGCATTAGTTCATAGCGAATTGCGTGGCCTACACCTGGACCTGTCCGCACATTCAAGCCCCTCGACGACACTTTGAGCGGAATCGCGCCCTCAGCCTCGTATGCCCTCATAACCAGCAGCACGTCATTTTTGAAGTGCGCCCACGGCGCGTCATCCAAAAACATCTTCGGACAATCCTTGCCGGTAACATCGTAGTGCCGGATCAGGCTTTCGATACCAAGGCCGTGTTTGGTCAGCAGGTGTGCGCTGAGGTCAACGCTGTGGGCGCGGGTCATGTCCCAATCGCCGT